GTCAAATATGTACTAAGGAGATTATATCATGGACAAAAACAAATCTACAACCAAATCTATTTCCGAAATCATGGAGATGATTGACTACAGCCTCGACAAGACCAGAAAACTCAAAAACATTTCCAAAGCAGTGCTCGTGCTCGGAAGTATCACGCACGATTACACCCGCGGCACTCTCGCAAAGGCACTTAGCGAGCAGATTGATGATGCGGCGTGGGGGGTGGAACTTGCCGGCAGATATATCGACGACCTTGAAGCAGCGCTCGACAAGGAAATACCCACAATCGACGAAGACACGACAGAAGATGACCTGCCGTTCGTCACACCCGAAGAAAAGGAGGACGAATGATGGCGAGCTTGTACGAACTGACCGATGACTATTTGACACTTCTGGAAATGGCAGAAGATCCCGACATCGACGAACAGGCACTTAAGGACACGATGGAAGGCATCGAGGGCGCGCTTGAGATTAAGGCGGAAGGCTATGCCAAAATCATCCGCATGCTTGAGGGCGACGCCGCCGCCTGTGACGCTGAGAGCAAGCGTCTCCGTAACAAGAAGCAGGCTATCGAGCGCAACATCGACCGCATGAAGAAGGCGCTCCAGTACGCCATGCAGGCCACCGGCAAGACCAAATTCAAGACCGCCCTCTTTTCTTTCGGCATTCAGAAGAACCCTGCAAGCGTCGTGATCGACGAGGGATACATCGAGAACATTCCTGATCGTTTCCTCATTCCGCAGGATCCGCAGATCGATAAGAAGGCAATCAAAGAGGCGCTCAAGAACGGCGAAGACCTCAGCGGCCTCGCGCATCTGGAGCAGACCGAATCGCTCAGGATCAAATAAGGGAGGTGATGAGGTGGCAATACCTGTATTAGTTATTGGGCGGTCTGGCTCCGGCAAGACGTACAGCCTCAAGAACTTCACGGCAGACGAGGTCGGCATTATCTCAGTCGAGAAGGGCAGACTGCCGTTCAAATCGAATCTGAAGACGGTGAGGATCCCGAAGGAATTCGGTGAAGACATCAACACATATGCCAAATTGAACGTGGCGAGATATTCATGGATTGAGATGGTCATCCGCAAGAGCAAGGCGAAGTCGATCGTGATCGACGACAGCCAGTATCTGCTTGTCAATGAGCTGTTCGACAGGTCGAAGGAAAAGACCTACGACAAATTCACAGACATGGCTCGGAATTTCCGAGACCTGATTCACTATATCAACGAGTTGGAAGATGAAGAAAAGATCGTTTATTTTCTGCATCACTCGGAGCTTGACTCGGACGGCAGAGAAAAGGTCAAGACGATCGGCAAGATGCTCGACGAGAAACTCACAGTCGAGGGCTGCTTCGACATCGTTCTGTATTGTCAGGACCATAAGTTTTTTACTCAGGCCAACGGCATGAGCACGGCAAAGTCTCCGGAGGGGATGTTTGAGCTCGAAATTCCCAATGACCTCAAGGCGGTTGATACGGCGATCAGAGAGTATTACGGACTGGGAGGTGATGCGTAAATGGGAATTGCTTATCTGCCTGATGGCACGCTAATTGATTATGACGAATACATCAAAAAGCATCCCAGATGGCAGGCAGTGCGCAAGGCGCGCTTTGATTTTGACGGCGGACGCTGCGTAATTTGCCATAAGGATTTAGTAGGCAAGACGTATGAAACACATCACCTGCATTACCAGAGGCTCGGGCATGAGCGCATGAGGGACGTGATCACGCTCTGCCATCAGTGCCACAAGGACTTTCATCAGAGCTGGAGCAAATCCTACTTCTGGAAAGGCAAAGAGGATGGGCATTGGGATGTGTACGACCTCGCTCACACTGCTCGACTGTGTGCGACCTATTGGAAGCGGGACCGGCTGATCAGCAAGGACCCCGATGCTCCGAACCTCTGCAACAGGGATGTGTGCAGACAATTACTTGATGAATACTTCAGAGACTTCCAGATCGAGAGACCACCAATCATTGACCCGAACGACATTCAGCTTTTTGTGCGGAACAAGCGATATGAATTGTTCTTCGACGCAGAGGCAAGAGGGTTATCGGTAGAGGAGTTTCTGGAAGAATATTATGGCCCGAAGGTCAGAGGCAAAAACCCTCTGAGACAGGAAGCAAGCAAGAAGAACGGACCGTTTGATCATACGCCTGAGAGCTTCCACAGGCATTACAGCGAGAACAAAAATATCATCACTCTGATGGATAAAGTCAGAGAGATTGAAGATTACAAGGAGGATTAAATATGCTTAAACCCAGTGGATACGATGAGGCACAGGCAAGCGGGGAGTTTACCCCAATTGAGCTTGGCGGGCACTATGCAATCATCAAGCAGGTATCAGAGAGACAGTCAAGCACCGGCAAGGACATGATCGTCGTGCTCTATGACTTCACAAGTCCTGACAAGCAGGAAGGCTACTTTGCTAAGCAGTTTAATAACGACGATCGCGCAGACAAGAAGTGGCCCTTCGCTGGCACAAAGTACATCATGGTCAACGACTACAACGACCCGAACAAGACAAGCAGGGCGTTTAAGACCTTCTGCACATGTGTTGAAAAGTCCAACAACTACACGATCGCATGGGGCGGCAATGCATGGGCGCAGCAGTTTAAAAACAAGTTCGTCGGCGTTGTGTTCGGCGAAGAAGAGAGCGAATACGACGGCAAGATCAGAATGAGGCGCGTTCCGAAGTGGTTCTGCAATACGGACAAAGTAAAGGATCAGCAGATCCCGGCTCCTAAGTATATCAATGGAGTCGGTCCCGCTGCCCAGAACAACACAACAACAGAGAGCGCGGACCCGTTCCTTAACATTCCGGAGGGTATGGATGAGGAAATCCCGTTCTGAGAGGAGTAATAAATGCGATGGGAAGGATACATCGATTATGAGGAGACAAGGCGGGCCATAGATCTACTGCAGGCACCTGGCGAAGTTTTCGAGGTGCGCGTGATCGGCACCGCAAGCCGCAAGGACATCCTCAGCGGATACTTCCAAAGCGCTGACATTCTCTTCCAGAAGTTTGACACGATAGAGCTTCCAAGACGGAATATCTACATAACATTAGGTGAGGTGCGGGAGGAATGCTTCTCCCGCTCTCAATCTAATCGCTTTGAGAAGAATCCTGCAGTTACGACCAATGATAACGACATTATAGCTTATCGTTGGCTGTTCGTTGATCTGGATCCCGTTCGGCCTACCGGCATATCGTCAAGCGATGAGCAGTTAAAGAACGCAGAACAACTGCGGGATCTCGTGTATGAGTATCTGCAAGGTTTAGGCTTTCCGGAGCCCGTAAAAGCGATGAGCGGAAATGGGTATCATCTGCTGTACCGCATTGATATTCCAAATGACGAGAAAGGCCGCGCGCTGGTTGAGAAGTGCCTAAAGAATCTATCTGCATTATTTGACAATGACGATGTGAAGATCGACACGACCAACAGTAACCCGAGCAGAATCTGCAAATTGCACGGCACTCTTGCCCAGAAGGGGACGTCAACGAAGAAGCGGCCGCACAGGATGAGCAGGATATTGTCAGTGCCGGAGCCGATCACGATCACGCCACGCAAAACGCTGCAGGTGCTGGCAGATGAGCTTCCGGATGCACCTGAACCGGTAAAAATTCGGCGGGGTGTAGCAAACACACAGTCGTCAGAGTTTAACCTGCTCAGCTTCATGCGTGATCATGGGATGTCATATACGGAAGACAGCAACGACAGAGCGAAGATCTACAAGCTCGACCATTGCCCATTCGATCCGAGCCATACCAACGGCGACGCAAAGATATTCCAGTATGGTGACGGCGCTATTGCTTTCAAATGTCATCATAACAGTTGTCGAAAGTACAAGTGGCAAGATGTAAGGCTTAAATATGAGCCAGATGCTTATGACCATGATGACGACAGCCATATTGACGAAGGATACCGCAAGCACAAGCAGCAGAAGGCCGAAGAAGACGCAGTCAAAGCAGCTATCAAAGCCGACCAGCCGAAGCCAAAAAAGAAGCGGACATTTCGTAAGCTGAAGACGGCAGAAGGGCTGATGCAGAAGAACCTTCCAGAGCCTAAAGTGTTCATCGGTGTTGATGACGAACTGCCGATACTGGTAGAGGGAACATGCATCTTGTCCGCCAAGCCTAAGCTCGGCAAGTCCTGGCTGGCGCTGGGGATGTGCATTGCCATTGCAAACGGTGATGACTTCATGGGATACAAGACCCGGAAATGTTCTACCTTATATCTCGACCTGGAAACAAGTGAACAGCTTCAGCAGAAGCGATTGCGGAAAATGCTCAAGGGTGCAAACCCTCCGAGCAATTTCTATCTGGAGACCGAAACTGACACTATCGAGAATGGATTTGTTGACCAGATCGAGAATTACCTGCAACAGGATCCTGACATCGGCCTTGTGGTGATTGACGTCTTCCAAATCATCAGATCGACGGCAAAGAGCGCCAAAGAGACGGAATACGAACACGCATACCGGGACATTACGCCGCTCAATGAGTTAGCACAAAAGCACCATATCAGCATTATCCTTGTTTGTCACGACCGCAAGGCCGTTGATCCGGATGACCCGTTCTCCAATATCTTAGGAAGCACAGGTCTGCAGGGCGCTGCTACCCAGATGATGGTGATGTTCAAAAAACGAAAGGATGACCCGATACACATCAGCGTCAAGGGTAAGACAATTGACGGCCTTCCGGAGCTGAATGTAAAGCTTGAGGACGCCGAATGGTCGGTGGTGGAAGGTGGCAACGATGCAGAGATGGAGAGGCACCGGCTGATGACGGAATACAGTACATCTGACATCCGGAGAGCGGTGCTCGCCATAGCTGAGAATAATGCAATGTGGAAGGGCAGATGCGGAACACTGATCAATGATGCCATTGGTTATGAAGTCGCAATTCTGGAAGGGCCTCGTGAGGTCGGCGGGTTTTTACACAGACATCAGGGGCGGTTTTTGAAGCTTGACAATATCCAGGTGGAGATTCTCGACAATGGTTCGGCATCGAAAATCTATAAAATACAAAAATCCACCATTCATACCATTCATGAAAATGAGGGGTCACCATTCATGGGTTTTGAAAAAGCTGATAAACAAGGGCTTAATGATACTCCCTTCCTATAAAAAGCTCTTACTATTCATTAGGGAGTTACCATTCATAGTACCATTCATAGACTATTCATTTATGAATGGTATGAATGGTATGAATGGTAGATTTTATATACGTAGAAGAAATGAATGAAATGAACAAAAGATACACCGTAATCTCCGTCCCGACCCGTGACGGACCGACATACCGAATATACGACCGAATCAATCAGTGCAGTATTGAGGGCGGCTTTGATACCCAGAAGTGGGCGGAGAGTGTTGCGGAGATGATGGAGGAGAAATGGAGGAAAGAGCGTACTCTGATTTCATCAAAAGCAAAGAGATTGAAGCCATAAACGTAGGCATTGATTTTGATGAGTCAGAACTTAATAAAAACCTCATGCCATTCCAACGGGATATAGTCGCATGGGCGCTTCGCAAAGGCAGGGCGGCGATATTTTCCGATTGCGGAACGGGCAAGACAATCATGCAGATTTCATTTGCTGATTTGATTTGCAGACACACGGGAGGCAAGGCGCTTATATTGTGCCCGCTGTCAGTTGCGGAACAGACAAAAAAAGAGAGCCTGAAATTTGGCATTGAATCACGGATATGTAGACAGCAGGCGGATGTTGGCGACGGGATCAATATTGCGAACTATGAGATTCTGAGCCATTTTGATGCGACCGCATTTAACTGCGTGGTATTGGATGAAAGCAGTATTTTGAAGTCGTTCACATCATCGACCAGAAACGAACTGATTGATACATTCGCAAGAACTCCATACAGGTTATGTTGCTCTGCCACACCTGCACCGAATGACTTCTCAGAATTAGGCAATACAGTCGAGTTTCTGGGCATTATGAGCCGTTCTGAGATGCTTGCCACATATTTCATTCATGACGGCTCAGACACCTCTAAATGGCGTTTAAAGGGCTACGGAGTGACAAAGTTCTGGGAGTTCGTAGCACACTGGGCAGTATGTGTTCGCAGTCCGTCAGACTTGGGATATTCAAACGATGCTTTTAAACTGCCGAATTTGAACCTTATCGAGCATATTGTGGCAAGTCCGCCGACGGATGGCTATCTGGTTGCAATGAGGGCGGAAACACTCTCGGAACGGCGCACAGCCCGCAAGGAATCAATGGAGAAGCGGGTGGAAGAAGCAAAGCAGCTTGTTTCGGAAAATAACGACCAGTGGATTGTATGGTGCGATTACAACGTAGAATCAAGCGCCCTGCACAGAGCGATTACAGATAGTACGGAAGTGGTCGGAAGCGATGCACCTGCATACAAAGCAGAATCGGCGATTAAGTTCTCAGATGGCGATATTAGAGTAATAGTGAGCAAGCCGTCTATTTACGGATTCGGCATGAACTTCCAGAACTGCCACAACATGATATTCTGCGGAATCTCTGACAGCTATGAACAGTTCTATCAAGCCGTCAGACGATGTTGGAGATATGGACAGGATAAGCCCGTGAACGTTCACATTATTATTTCAGAGGCGGAAATGAACGTTTTGGACAATATCAAGCGCAAGCAGGCGGACATGGACACGATGCAGAATAACATGGTTTCACTCATGCGTGATGTGACGATGAGCGAGATTAAGAAAACAACAAGGATTACAACCGACTATAAGCCGAACAAAAGAATGGAGATACCTGTATGGATTGCTTAAACAAATATATCACGGATGATTTTGCAATTTATAACGCAGACACTTGCGAACTTATAAAGAGTTTCCCAGATGATTCGATGCACTTCGAAATCTACTCTCCGCCGTTCTCATCGTTGTACACCTACTCCAACAGCGATCGGGATCTGGGCAACAGCAAGACGGATGAGCAGTTCTTTGAACACTTCCATTTCATCACAAAAGAACTGTATCGTATTTTGAAGCCCGGCCGCATGATGGCGGTGCATTGTATGAACCTGCCGACCTCGAAAGAGAAGGACGGCGTGATCGGGATTAAGGATTTCAGAGGCGACCTTATCAGAGAGTTTCAGAATGTCGGATTTATTTATCATGCAGAGGTGTGCATCTGGAAGAATCCAGTCACTGCAATGCAGAGAACAAAGGCACTCGGATTACTCCATAAGCAGATCAAAAAAGATAGCTGCATGAGCAGAATGGGAATCCCCGATTATGTCGTGATTATGCGGAAGCCGGGCATAAATCCTGAGCCCGTAACACACACAAATGCGACCTATCCCGTCAGCCATTGGCAGGAAGTAGCAAGCCCTATCTGGGAGTATGAGCATTCTCCTGTATGGTGGGATATTAACCAGTCGGACACGCTCAATGTCAGAATGGCTAAAGACGGACGGGATGAGCGTCACATCTGCCCGTTACAACTACCAGTTATTGAACGGCTCGTGGAACTGTACACGAATAAAGGGGATGTTGTTTTTACTCCTTTTATGGGCATCGGCTCAGAGGTCTATCAGTCCGTGAAGATGGGGCGCAAGGGCGTGGGAATTGAACTCAAAGAGATTTACTTCGATTGTGCAGTCAAAAACATGGAGATGCTTGAGGCAGAAAATAGTCAGTCGAGTATTTTTGATTTCATAGGAGAGTGATAATGAGCAAACACGATTTAACAATATTCCGCTACTCGACGATCCTGACCCTCACCCGCGCAGGCATTACGACCTTCGAGGAACTGGAGAAGATGAGCAATGCGGAAATCGCCAATATCAGAGGATTGGGGTTGAGGGGCTACAAGGAGATTCTGGAGAAACTGGGGAGGCAGACGGATGAAGTACACACTGGAAGTAAACGGTAATAAGGCGACGGAGACGCTCGTCGCAAATGGCAAGAAATACAAACGCACATGGACGAACAACGGACACGGAATCACACATGCCGATGAAGGTGATTTTTCTGACAGGGTCGAGGCGGACGGCTTCGACAATCAAGAAATCCTCGACGCCATCTGGAATGTACTCGACGGTGGCTTCTGTGTTTCGGATGTGATTGAGCTTTGTATGATGGATGAGGCGAACTGGTGATGACAGAGCAGGAAGCGAAAGCAATCATTAGCAGCTACGGCGCACCCGCGAACATTCGCGGATTAGGAAAGCGAGGATATGATGAGATACTGGAAAAACTCGGACGACAGTCAGGATCCCGATGACATGTGCGTGCATTGCCACGCTATGATAGTCGGTTACCGCTTCCGGAAGTGCCCGTTCTGTGGGCGGATATGGTGGAAGCTTGAAACGAACTAACCCGTGCACGGTTATCAATACCCGCAGAGTTCAACTATCAAATAATTACAATCCCCCTAAAATGTGGGGAGGCTCAAAGAAAGGAGCGACACACCTTCCTCTATTGGAGAAAAGACTGTATGTGAATGTGAAAACTCAGGAAGACCAATTTCGCCCGCCAGTCTGCGGGGGCGGGTGATTATTAGAGAAGGTGACATTATGAAAGACTTTAGCGGAATCGAATTTGCCAGCGAGCACAACGGCACTGACGTATTCAGAGTTATAGAGCTTGCCTATGAGCAGGGACGGAAGGACGGACACAGTGAGCAGCTTGGCACGAACTTGGCAGAGGTTGGCACGGACTGTATTAGCAGACAGGCGGTAGCGGATGCAATCAATAGAATTGAGTGCACCAGATACACCACTTGGTATGAGTTTTATCAGAAGGTAATAACTGCGGTGGGAAAGTTGCCGTCCGCAGAGCCAGACATCATACAATGCCGGAATTGTAAGTTTGCAAGCGGCGACAGTAGGATTTGTATGAAGTTTGGTCATAGTCCGATTGGCGAACTTGATTTTTGTGCATGGGCAGAAAGG